GCCCCGTCGCCGCTGGAGAAACAGCCCCAGTTCCCGCCCGACCATGCCGCCTCGGAGACAACTGCGCCGCTTGCCTGCGCGTACGCCCACAGGGCCGGATAGTCGGCGCGATTCAGCAGTACACCGTTAGCCTTGAGAAAGCCCGCGCGTGCGGACGTGCGCGGCTCCATGACGATCTGCCCGATCGAGGCCGATGCGATCGCGGACGTCACCCATGCGGTCGTCGCATACAACGTCGAACTGTCTCCAGCGGCCGGTGTCGGCCCCGACGCTGGCTTGTCGAACACGGTGCCGGTCGAGGTGAACCGCACGGTCGTTGTCGTGTTGCACGTCACGCCGAACGACCCGTCACCGATGTGATACAGGCCGGTATCAGGCGTGCCATCGTTGACGAACGTCAGCGACGGCCGGGCGGCGCTGCCTTCATCAAGGAAAAGGCGCTTGCCTTCCGCGAAATACAGGTCAGCCTTCATTTCGCCGCCCGTACCCTTGTCCAGCGGATTCAGGTTGCCGGCATGCCATACCGGGCTATTGCCGACAAACAGGTTCCTTGATGCGAAGTCAAACTGGAACTGGCCCAGCGTGGGCGAATACCAGCCGACCTGCCTGTTGTTGCCGTAGAAATAGCCATCGTTCTGGCCGAGCAACATCTGGCCTTCGCCGTTCGAACGGTTGAGCGTGATCGTGCCGAGCGCATCCAGCCCGTTGTTGATGAGCACACGGCCATTGCTGCGCTTGATGACAAAAGGATTGAAGGCCCAGGCGCCATTGTCGGCAAATGCCTGAATGTAGAAATCCGAACCGGCATTACCGCCCGATTCGGCGAGGCTGTCAGCCATGACGTTCCAGCGGGTTACGGTCCCGGTCTGGAACATCATTTGCCGCTGCGCCCCCGCTGCACCCCGCAACGCAAAAGGCGCGCCGTTGCTAACGATCACCGGGCCGGCAAACAAGGCTCCCGTGAGTGCTGCATATCGCTTTGCCGCCGTCTTCGGGGTGATAGCGCGGGTGTCGTCGGCACCGGCATCCGTTTCGTCCTGCGTGGCCAGCTCGACGACGCCCTGCCGTTCGGTCGTCGCCGGCGGGTTCGTGAATGACGCATCGCCGAACACGAGCTGCGCCGCGTCGATCGTCGTGAACTGGATGTCGGTCGAGAGCAGCACCATGGCCTGCGGCGACTTCTCCATGATCGGCTCGGGCTGGCTGTAGACCGCAAACAGCACGTCATTTTCAAGGTACAGGCCAAAGCCATAGAGCGGGTACTGGTCGGGCGTGTCGTCTTTCAGCGTGATGTGGATCGTGTCCCGCGCGACGTTCTCGCCGGCGAATGTGGTGATGCGCTTCAGCTCGCCAGGCAGCTTCGTGAGGCCCTTGTCGGCTGCGAATGCCGCATTGCATAGACCGACCTTTACGATCTCATGCCTGTTCGTGCCGGCGTTGCCCGATGCGACGAGCGCAGCGCGGCCGGCGTCAGTGATGGTAATGAGGGTTCCGGCCATGTTCAGATATCCGAAAGTGAAAGACGGCGATACAACGCCGGTCGCACGGCCGCAGCGACGCGTTGCGTGCCTTGCATCGAAAAGCCTTGCGTGAACGTGTAATGCGCGCGCACGGGCTTGGTGCGGTCGATCTCCGCGATGATGTCGGCGACATAGGCGGCCGTCGCCGGCACGCCGTCGCGACTGCTTACGGTCATCACCACGTCAAAGGTGCCGGGGATACCCGGCGGGGTCATCTCGAACCATTCGCGCAGCGCGATATTTGCGCCGAACGCGGCGACGACTTCACGCACGGCCGCCGCGGTGCCTTTCTTGCGGGCGATCGGAATGGCGGCCTTGACACGGGCGCGCTTGACCTGTTCGGGCCAGTAGTCTTTCCACGCGTCGACGCCAAGGTGCCAGGCGAGCCAGGGCAGCAGCGCGAGCGGGATGGTGTCCGGGTTCATCAGATCCCGTATTGGCGACGGAATATCGCTGATACGGGCATTGACGGTTGCGAGGTTGCGCTCGGTGAGCGTCGAGTTCGGGGGCAGCAGCCCCGACAGCAGATTACCCACCGTTTTCTCCCGGCTGCTTGTACACGCCGCCGTCGAGCAGCTCGATCGCCGTGCAATACGTCGCCTCCAGCTTCGAGGCCGGAATGTCTTCGAGCGGGGAGTTGAGGTACACCTTTTGCACGCCGGCCGGCCGTGCAGCGGCAAAGATGCCGTCCAGCGTGACCGGCATGCCGAGCTTGCGCATTTCGTCCGCATACGCCGCGACGCGCTTTTTCGCTTCGGCGAGCACCACAGAGCGATCGGGGCCGGCGAAGAAAACGAGCGTCGCGCGGATCTCGTACCGCCTGATCGTGGCGGATCGCACAGTCACCTTGTCGGTTAGCGGGCGCACGTTATCGGATTGCAGCGCGGCCGTTACCTTCTCAATCAGCGTCTGGTCTGCGGTGCCGTCGCCCATGCGAGAGAGAACCGTCACGACGACTTCGCACGGCGCGGGACTGGTCGCCGAGGCATCGAGCACGCGGCCGTCCGCATCGCGGGCATGCTTGATATAGGCGCCTTCAGGGCCAGCAACCGAGAAGCCCTGCGGTGCGAGCTGCGTGCGTGCTCGCAAATCGGTATCGTCTTCATAAACACCGTCGATATTGTTGGCGGGGTCCGGTTCGACGATCGTGAGGCGTACAACCTTGAACAGGGCCGCCAGTTGTTCGAGGTCGGCCCCTTTCGCATAGGCGAGCATGATTGCACGCGCGGCATCGTTCACGCGTTGGCGCAACACGACTTCGCGATAGGCGTTTTCCTGCAACTGGATCGCCATGGGCTCGGACTCGAGTTCGAGCGCTGCGGCAACGTCCGCCTGATCGGCGGCCGGATAGAGCGAAACGAGGCGTGCCTTACGTTGCGCAAGCAACGTCTCATAGTCGATCGTTTCGACGATATCTGGAACTGGCAGGCGCGACAGGTCGATCGGGGTCGTGCTCATGCGGCACCGCCGCTTTTTCCAATTTTGACCAGAACGCGGGTCGAAAACGCATAGCCAGTTTCCCGCGTCGTGCCTTCAATATCGACGACCTGAGCGCCTGCATTGGTTCCGGTCGCGGTTTCGGTGGTCTCGGTCACGAGCTGCACACGGCTAAGCGTCAAGCGCGGCTCCCAGCGCATTAGCGCGGTCGCGATGGCCGCATACGCGCGGACTCGGGTCGCGCCATTGTTCGGCGCATCGATCAGGTCGGGGATCTGCGAACCGAACGGCCGGCGCTTCAGGCGCGAGGCGATCGAGGTCGTCACAATCTTGCCGATTGATTGATACAGGTGAGCCAGCCCGGAAATGGAGCGGCCGGTCTTTGCGTCCATGCCTTTCATAGCGGTTCGCTCACTGGTTTGCCGTCGCCCTGTTCCATGTGCGAGTGATGCGCGCCGCTCTTGCCGCCGGCGATCACGTCATCGCTCACGGCGACGGTGCCGGCAATGATTGCGGCAGGGCCGCCGCTTGCGCCGGCCTTACCGCTCATGCCGCCTTCGAAAACGAACGCGCCGATCACCGTCATTGACCGCTTGACGATCACGTCCGCATCAAGCGTGACAGTGTCGGCCGTAACCCTGGCTTCCTTCGTGTTGACGTTAACCTCCCCGGGCGCGGTCACATTGATGGTTGCGCCGGCGGGCAGGTTCGCCGTGAGCGAATGCGCCGCATGGTTGTATTCAACGATTGCGCCATCGGGGTAAGCGCGGGTATGGGTGTCGGGGCTATTACCCGGCGCCGGAAAGGCGTCGGAGTGGAGGCCGCAGAGCACGATGCCCTGTGCGGGGTCGCCGCACGGACAGAGCAACACAACCTGTTCGCCTCTGGTCGGTGGATTCCACTCGCGGGTCGTGCCGGCGCGTACCGAAAGAAACGGCAGCCAGGTCGTTTCAAGCGCGCCGCTCGATACGCGGCAGGTTGGCGGCTGGCTCGAATGGTCGACGTCCATGATCGCGCCCTTGCGGATCAGGTTCAACAGCAGCCGGCGGATTTCGTTCGTGTCCATGCCGGCATGGTGCCCAGCTCACGCGCGCGACGCACGCGGTTGCCTATGTAGTGACACTGGGTACATCACGACCACGGTGCAACGGCAGGGCAGGTGCGCTGACAATCCCGGCCCAGCCGGAATCTGCCTCATGAGTTTTACGAGGCGGGCCGCGCCGATCTCCAACCGTTATCCTCTTCTGCCATGACAAACCTGCTTCAACCAGACACACCCGCACACAACGTTACTCATTTGCTGAACCGTCTGCATCGCACCGACGCGCTGCAATTCGCGCGTGATCTGCACGATCAGTCGATCGACATGCTGTTCACCGACCCGCCGTATTCATCGGGCGGCTTGCACGCCACGACACGCTCCCAGTCGACGACACAGAAGTACGTTGGTACGAAAACTAGGGCCGTCTATGAGGATTTCGAATCCGACAATATGGATCAGCGTTCCTGGGCGTTCTGGTGTCACGCGTGGCTTGCGGAAAGCCGCCGCGCGCTTAAACCCGGTGGCCTGCTCGTATGCTTCATCGACTGGCGGCAACTGCCGATGCTGACCGATGTGATCCAGGCCGCCGGCTTCATCGAGCGCGGCATCGCGGTGTGGGACAAGACGCCACGCCGTGCGCGTCCGCGCCAGGGTGGCTTCAAGCAGCAGGCCGAATTCATCGTATGGGCGAGCAAGGGGCCGTTGCCTGCGCGCGATGTGTATCTGCCTGGGGTGTTTCCGTGCGCGCTGGATTTCCCGAAGAAGCATCTGACGGAAAAACCCATCGAGCTAGCACGTGAGGTGGTGCGGCTGGTACCCGAGGGCGGAACCGTCTGTGACCTGTTTGCAGGCTCGGGCACATTCCTCGTTGCTGCGAAAGAGGCCGGGCTGAACTGGATCGGATGTGAAGCCAACGATGCCTATTACGACGTGGCGACGAACCGGCTGCTCGCTGTATAGCCATATCGGTACAC